CTTTGCACTGCTTCGTATTAGTGAAGTTGTTGATAACAACCAACTGATACGACAGTAGATGTCCATTCGCACTTTGTCCATTAGGATCGCATTTCATTCGCTAAAATATGTTAATATTAAAACAAATGAAACACAAAATACCACAACAAAACATTAAAGATTCAAGGTTGAATAACCTGAAAACCAAAATGTTAAGTGCTGTCAAGCAAATATCGCAGTTATGGAGAGTCTTTGAAAAGGTCTTAGAGAAGTGTAGACCTATCATCGATTACCAAGAACTGACAAACATTACTCGACTGGTAAGTTGCTGAATCACTGACGGAGACACGTACTGCGAGATTTCAACTCCAGTTATCAATAGGTTCCAATCTATTGAGAAGCATAGAGGATGAAAAGAAGCAGTGCGCGAGCTAAAAGCTTCAAAGCTTTGTTTCACCAGGTGAATGGCAGGTCAGCCTCTGACTGGTAAAGTCGGGTGCCCTATTGATAAACTGGGACTTCCAAAATGCTTAACCAAAAGCGTTAGGAATGCCCTAGTTTCTACAGAGTCACACGACCTTATCAGGCAAGTGCTGACTGCCTTTACATTCATCCGAAAGATTAAGGGTGGGTTACCAGTTAACTTAGATGCTATAGAGAGCCCATGAACAGGTTCTGACCCGTTTCGCGACTCTGAGATAATCTTAGGCCTAAAATCTTTAGGCGTTAAGGTAAATCAAGAACCACTAGAAGGGGTTAAATACAGGTTCATGACCTCTGCTGGTCCAAACGGACCATCTATAACAACAAGCTTAACTGACTTACCAGTGGCCTGAGAGATGTTTAATGAAGCTCTAGAATATCTGAACCCACATGTTCGTGATATAATGGAGACTCTTATCTCTTGGTCAGAGAAGGCGGATCTTGCAAGTCTACTTGGGCTAGGTAAACCTAGAACTAAGTTGATGCGTAGGATCTCTGTCAAACCTGACCGAGAAGGTAAAAGTAGAATTTTCGCCATTATAGACTATTGGACACAAACAGCCCTTACGCCTTTACACGATCATTTGTATGATCTTCTGAAGAAGATACCAGAAGACTGTACAAAAGACCAAATGTCAGGCGTAAAGAAAATGCTCATGTACAAAAGCCGTAAATGGTTCTATTCTTACGACTTAACATCTGCTACAGACCGCTTTCCTGTAGTTATACAGGAACGTATCTTAGGGATGATGTTCGATACAAACGTTGCAGAGGCCTGAAGACGAATATTAACTGACGAACCTTTCCTATTTAAGGACGCCGGAAGATCAATAAGATGATCTGTCGGGCAACCCTTAGGTGCGAAAAGTTCCTGAGCAATGTTTACGCTCAGTCATCACTTAGTTGTCCGTATAGCTGCAATGAGACAAGGTGTCCCAGCGGAATACGTGATACTTGGTGACGATATCGTAATAAAAGGCTACAGACTTGCGCGTGAGTACCGTCATCTGATGAAGCAAATGGGTGTTGAGATCTCAGACGCTAAGAGCCATGCGTCACCGCATAGCTTTGAGTTCGCTAAGATCTGAACACGCAAAGGACAAAATGTGAGCGGTTTCCCTTTAGTAGCTCTATGAGAAACTATGCACAAACCAATTGAGTTTAGTGCAGTTCTCTTATACGAGCTACCAAAGAAGGGTTACTACCATCATTTGTGTCCACGCAGCCTAGCTCGGTTCGTCGAACCGATCACTAAGTTATGACCATCCATGCCAAGGTACGCCTTTTACAGGGCGAACCAAGTTATGTGGTTTATCACTTTCCTAAGTTGAGTCAGTACTGCGTCCAGCGAATGAGCTAAATTATTAGTTCAGTTGGCGGGAGTACAGGCTTCATCAACAGCGTGTCAAGATCTTTTAACTCATATAGTCAAAAGAAAATGAATAGCGCTAGTTAGAAAAGGATTAGCCGACCTCCGGAAGTTCGCGTGAGACTTAGCTAAGAAAATTCCTGCTAAGCTCGCGTTTATCGAACATACAGAGGATGATGATGACGACTTAATGATCGTTGGTTCGTCAAACCCGAACGTGTTACAGCTAGCTGACCATCTATTAAACGTACCGATATTAGGCGCACTAACTTACGAAAGTGAGCTTCAATACGACGCGTTTATGGATGGTGACTTTCTTAAACCGATAAAGACCTTAACACTTGAGGATCTTGAGAAGCTGAAATTGCCTCCAAGACCTCAGTTGAAAGGTTTTGAACCGCTAAGAAAGAAAAGCCATGTTAGAGTATTAACGTTGTTAACTAAAGAGATAAACTCCGAAATCAACAAGTTCTTCCTCCAACCAGCGAAGGATGTGAGACAGCGCAAAACAAACAAGACCCGGCAAGTTCGTAAATAGATACGAGGTCGATTTCGAAGTTACAGGTCCCAGCCAGTTGGTAGTGTAAAAGACTACCAAAGCTGGGGAACCTCACTGACCGAATAAGACCCCTATAGATCAGTAGAACCTAGGCCGGTACTTTGTTCGCAGAGCATACTGCGTCAACAAACCCCCCGCTGCTGTCCCCAAGTGGCCTTCCCCCTAAACCGGAGAGGAACACATGTAGATAGCATGCATTCCCTCTAGAA